CAAAATTTGCTCTTGCAGTGTTAAATATTACATGGTGGTCTGTTTTAGATGTAACATCCTTTACCTTATTTATCATGCTATGTATAGGAGTAGATTCTTTACTAAATTTTTCAGCGTTTCTAAATTCGCCAAAATCATAGCTATGCCCCTTAGGTAGATGATGGTCGTTAAACTCTTGATTAGTTAGAGACTTTACCGTCTTACCTTGAGGATTTTTAACATGGATTTTTGCTGTTGTATGTAGTAGTGTATCGTCAATGTCAAAAATATGCAATGATTTTTTACCAACAGCTTCAGTTAAAAAAGACTTAAAAGTTTTCATTAGCAATTCCACTTACGCAGAGCTTTATTTATTCTTGAATCAGGATCATTTGCTGTTTTTGCAGAAGTCAATTTAGACTTCATTCCGCCCATACGAGCACAAAAAGACTTACGTCGATTTGCAGCTTTGCTACCAGGTTTTAGTTTCGACGGTTTAGTAGTAACGGCAGTTTGTAATTTACTACCCGGATTTTCTCGTCTATAAGCCATAACACCGGCCTTAGTTAATCCGCCTTCAGGATTTTTATACTTATTATCCTGCCAATCTTCGTCTAAATATTCTTTGAATGTTTTCATTTGTTTAAATTCTGTCCAGAGAAACCTTCTTTACTTCTATTTACGACTTTAGCTACCGAACCATCTTTATAACCAACTACAAATCCTTCCGGATTCGTAGGCTTACCGTTAATAGTGTGTTTTTGATTTTGACCTGAGTTTTCTAAAGTCTTTAATAGAATATTTTTTGCTTTATCTAAATGTTTATGTGCATTAAATAATTCGCCAAAATGTTCTTTATTCTTTTCTACATGATGTAGCATTTCTAATTTCTCATTAAATTTACGCATCTTTGTTTCTGGTCTTTTAACTTTTTCTACTTCTTTTTGCATTGATTCATCTAAATGTGACGCATATCCTGCAGTGCTAGGAGTTGCGCCCGTTCGCACTGTTTTGTTTATATATGTTTGTAGATGAGGAGTGTGTCCTTCTACTAATTGATTATGCTGTTTAATATTTCCTAGATGTTCTTTTGCTTTGGAAAGATGTTTTGCAAAATCTTTTCTATCATTTAAATTGTAATCGACATTTTTTTTATTTAATTTATTATGAAAAATATGTACATCTGAACTATTGTGAAATTTCGAAGTATCTACTTCGTACTCTGGCTCTGGCGTATCAATTCTAGTATGCAACGATACACTTATTTTTGCTCGTTTTACTGCCTTGCCTTCTTCCGAATTTGCAGGATAATGATATTTAATTAAATTTTCTTTATGAGTTATCTCATCGCCTTCTTGATTAATTGTTTTATCTTTTTTACTGCCCATAAAGTCGCCCTGATACACACCATGTAACGGTGACAGAATCTTTTTACCGTGTTCTAATAACTGACCCATTTTAGATTGCAATCCTGCAGAGTGTCCAAATTTCTCATTTACGTCATCTTGATTAAACGCATACCCCTTTGTAGCGCCTTTATATGCCACACCAAATTCTTTACTACCGGATTTGGGATTTTTAACATATCCCATTTCGAAAGAAGGTGATCCATCTGCTTTAATGACTACTGCCTTGGTGGCGGATGGCTCTCCGGATAGATGTTTGTGTAATTCCTCTAATCTAGATACATCAGCTTCAGATTCTTTTTTGCCAAAGAAGTGAGCCTCGCCTCCAAGATGAGTTAAATGTTTTGTTGCTTTAGATTTTTCAGCAACTTCTTCTGATAGAAAATTAAGAAATGTTTTCATATTAATGCTTTAACAGAGATGCGCCAGGTTTAGCGATAAATTCCGGTGTCTTTGTTGGTCTACCTTTATTTACTGCTTGGATATTTAATAAAGGTTTTCCACCTTTACCGGTAATAGACATAGTTGTGCCTTCGCCCTTTTTAACCGATAATTCGTCTTTGTGATCTGCTAAAATTTTATTATAGTGTTCTCTGGTATCAATTATACTATGTTTACCTTCTGAATTCGTACTTGCCATTAATACTTTAGTATTAGTTGGTCCTGCAATATGATTTAACACTTGCTTATGTAATTCGCTTGGAGTCATTTTACTTAAATGTTTATGTAGCGTATTAATCATCTCTACTCTAGATGAGTGTGAAGATTTTTCTATAGCATCCCCGACATCCGTGCCTCGCAAGGCTTTATATCTAGTGTGCATTTCTGCAGCAGATGTGGTTTTGCTTGCGCCCAAAACCTTTCTAACCGCCGCCATATGTCCTTCATGGGGATTGGCTAATTTAGTATGATCTACACCATATGTGTCGGACAATGTCTTTGGAGTTTTATTCTTAAGAGTAGGGGCATTATTCGCGTATTTCATACTAAAACCAAGATGCTCAACAGTACCTTTTGGTTTGGTAGAACCGGCACCGTGCACCAAAGTAGTCATCAAATCCGATTCATTGTTTGGATCCTTTTTGCCGGTAAAATGCTCAATATCTTTAGTTTGAGATGTCCACGCAGTCTTATCTACTTTACCTTTAAATCCGCTGGATTTTATAAAATTGTGTAAATGTCCTGCCATTTCCTTCGCATGTGTACTAATACGATCGTAGGTTTCGGGGCTAACCTCATCCTTTAATTTATTATGTATATCTTCAGGCAATTGTCCTTCTTCTCGATAGGATTCTACGTGCTTTCCTTTGTTGAAATGCATGCCTGTTAGTAGCTCATGTAATTTACCCTCTGCGTCGGATGCTTTTCCTGTTTCTCTTGCCGCTTCTATGAGAAAAGATTTGAATGAAGTTATCATGATTGTCCATTAGAATATTAATCAACAATATTTATATTCTAAGTAATCGAGATAAAAAAAGGGCGACCAAAGTCGCCCCAAAGGGGTAATGAAGTCTAGAGTTAGATTCTAGAGGCCCAGGCTTGCACCACGGGATGAATTACATCATCTGTATAATCCATTTTCATTGTATTCACAATAGCTAGCACTATTTGAATGTTGCCTTTAACGTAGCCTGCATTAGAATTAATTCTATCTACGCTAGGCCTATACGGATTTCTCTTAGCCTTTGTACCGATTTCCATATTAAATGCTAATCCGGTTAATTGACATTTACCGTCGCAAGAATTAAAAATCTTTTGAATGTACTCAGGAGTAAGATTAAACTTAAGAATCTTACCTTTTTTCTCAAACGCAACAACCCGAGCTTTTAGTGATTTGAATTCAAGATCACCAAATTTACTTGGATCTGCCTTTTTCGCCTTATGCCATTCACGCAATTTTTTACGAATCTTCGCAGCTTTCTGAGGAGTTAAACTCTTCTTATTCTTCTGATACTTCCAGCTAGAATATGCGGTTGCAATGTCTGCCTCTTCATCAGTTAAAGGTCTAGCTTTAAGTGCGCGAATTTTGTAAATACGATCTGCTTCTTTGCGGAATGCAACATCATCAAAATTGTAAATGCTCATAATATATAGGTAAGATTCTATCTAAGATTAGCCGCGGCTAAATGCGTCGCTACCGTGCAATTGATACGCAGCTGCTACCATTTTGCGGCTAGGTGTACCCATGCGATAGGCAGTTTTGCCATTCTTAGTTGAGTTTGTGTAAATAGCAAACCCTTCAGCACGAAGTTCGCTAATACGAGGACGGACTGAATCTTCAGTAGTACCTGCCAATCCTGCGAGTTGCGAAGGAGTAAACTGACGACCAGACTCTAGTACTTTCAAAATACGATCTTTTAACATATGATCTCCATTAAAATAAAAAAAAATTATAGTAATTATTTACTATATTACAATTATAACAGACTTCAATAAAGAAGTCAATTACAAGTTGTTCATTTATGACGGCGATGCTGACTAACAATATCTTTTTGATGTTTAATCAAATATTCTCGCCCTGCAATGCCATCCTCTACATCTGAAATTGCTGCACTAATTAAACTGCGAGCAGTATCTGCGGATTGATGTTTCTTTAATTCGCGAGCACGTGCACTTGCAATTAAAACCATATCATATAATCCACCTGCTTTTTGAGCAGCAAGCTGAGACGTATAACGACCTTTGTCTACAATATTTTCTACGTTTAAAATTACCATCGTGTTACCTTTATAAATGGTGGGCCTCCCGTGAGTCGAACACGGCACCAACGGATTATGAGTCCGCTGCTCTAACCAAGCATGAGCTAGAGGCCCAAAACTATTTTACTACAAATTTGGTACCCGGAGCCGGACTCGAACCGGCACACCTTTCGGCGAGAGATTTTAAGTCTCTTGTGTCTACCATTTCACCACCCGGGCATTAATTAATAAACATATTATATAACATTCTATTAAAATTGTCAAGCATTAGTTATCCAAAATATGATCAGCAGGTTTAGCCCGCCGTAAATACGTTTCTTCATATCGGGTCTTTGAAGTAATTGGATCATAATATGTTTTTACTTTTTCATTAATTTCGTTTAGTAAAAAATGTAACAATTTTACTTGTATTCTTTTTGACATGGATTCTAAAACAATTTCTGCATCTATCCCTGTAGATATTTGTTTGATCGCAATGCCATATTCAAAAAGACGAACTCTCTCCGACCAATTTTCATATGATTCGTCTTTTTGTTTTCTCATAAACTGGAGCGGGGTAGGAGAATCGAACTCCTTTGACTAGCTTGGAAGGCTAGGACACAACCAATATGACAACCCCGCAAATCTTACTTATTATACTCGCCAGTATCTTTTTTATACTGTTCTAGTTTATCCGCATATGCTTCTTCAGATAAATTATGCCAACCAATACAATACCCCGACGGGCTACGACCACATCCACACTTAGGTCCATCTTCTTTTAGTAAAGTCTTTTCCATAGTTACTCCTTATTAGTCTTAGTTGGTTTGATGTCATCAAATGTAGGTTCTTTATGGACACGAACAGGGTACATTTTTGTGTCATTGAAATCTAAAAATTTAAACCAATTCAAAGGTTTCCAGAATTTATGGATTATGTTATTTAGAAAAATAACCACAACACCAATGACTGCAATTCCTAAACCAAAAAGAATTGTTGCTCCCAAAAAAGTTCCTGCTTCTACTAATCCCATATTTATCTCCCAAATGGTGCCCCCTAACAGAATCGAACTGCTAATTGATGATTACAAATCAACTGTTATACCATTTAACTAAGGGGGCGTATATTATACCGCCAGTACAGACTTTAATCTATCTGCTGCGTATGATGCAGCAAACGCATTAGGTTTTACCAACGGAATCACATTACACATACCTTTAATGTATCCTATTGCTTGTTGTATTACGATGTTGCTATTATGCTTTTCATTTGGATTAATATCTAAATGAATTTCTACGTGTCGGTCACAAATTACGTCAATGAGTTTTTGATACAATTCCGCTACCTTATATACTTCATTCATCAAACGAAGCGAAGGTTTGCTACTTTTAGCGTCGTAGTCTATTTCTGTTTGAACTTCACCAAAAATTTTACATCCATGGCACCCATCGATGTGTATTACTACTGCAATAGTGTAATCCGCATACCATTTACCGTTACGCTTATATCTTTCAGAATCTGCTCCTAGATAGATTTTAGTCTCTTGCGATTGCGTATCAATAAATGCTTTAACTTCTTGGATATCTAATCGTTTCATCGTTATCTTCTAAAAGAGTCTAATATAATTATAACACCTTTTTTGCTAGGCGTCAAGCTCTTTTTTACGGTTATCTATAATATGATTGTACATAATATCCTCTACTTTGCGTATACGTTCATATTTATCTTTGGCTCCAAGTATTACGACAGAATACATTTGTCCGTGTCGTTCTACTGCCAAAGCCAAACAATACCCCGCATGACTAGTAAATCCCGTTTTGCTAACAACAATTGTATTGAATTCAAAAAGAACAGGCCTATTTGTATTATTCAAAGTAATTGTTCTAATTTTTTTCTTATAAATTGTTTCAATTTCAATCTGCTTCTTTGTACTAATCTCACGTATAATAGGATATGATGCAGCATTTGCAACCATTGTTCCTATATCTATAGCAGTTGCTTGATTTTTAGCACTTATACCTGAGGGGTCATCAAACGAACTACTTATCATACCAAACTCTAAAGCTTTTCTATTCATTTGTTCTATGAACATTTTTCTTCCGCCAGGATATGCATTAGCTAAAGTTTCTGCAGCAGAATTATCACTCTTAACTAACATAGCACTCAAAATCTCATATCTAGTAAAATTCTTTTTTCTCGGTAATGATCCGCCGACATTTGAATTAATTTGCATTACTTTAGTTAAATCTTTATCATTATCAAGCGATACCATTGCTGTCATTAATTTAGTAACACTTGCAAAAGGCCTAATTTTATTTCCATTCTTAATATACTCATGTGTCTTTGTAGTATCATTGAATACTAAAATACTCGTAGTATCTGTACGAATTATTCTTTTCTTTTTAATATGCTTGTGTGGTTTAGCGTATGCACTCGCACAACATAAAATTAAAGATGTGAATAAAACTATGGCGCCCCGCCACGGAATCGAACCGCGACTAACAGTTTTGGAGACTGCTGTGCTGCCACTACACCAGCGAGACTTGGTTGTTGCAAATATCATTCTAACTCCTAATAAATACTTAAAAAATATTTAACATGAATCCATATATAGAATTAGAAATATCAATTGATGCGTCTGAAGATGAGATAAAAATCAAATTTAGATCTTTAGCGCAAATTCATCATCCCGACAAAGGTGGGGACGAGGAAGTATTCAAACGCATAAAATTAGCATACGAAATTCTGATTGATCCTATTCGCAGAAAAGAATATGATCTATTAGGTGAAGCGGATTCAAATCAAAATATTAAACAATCGGCATTAGATCATATCGCACAAATGTTACATGCAATTGTTCCAAATTTTAATCCCGAAAACGATGATCTAATTACTATTATGGTTGGCCAAATTAATCAAATTAAAGTTGATATGGCTAACAATATTATAGTATGTGAGCAATATATATTACAACTAGAAAAAGTTATACGTAGAATAAATTCGAAAAATAAAAATCGCAATATACTGTTAGATGTTGTTCAACTTCAAATAAAACAACGTAAACAGGAATTTGAAGATTTCAATACACGTATTAAAATTTGTAATCTTGAATTGGAAATACTTAAAGACTATTTTTATGGACTTGAAGAATTAGTAGCAATCAATTAAGTTCTGCGTTTTTTAAAATCATAATTAGCATTAACTTCGCTTACACCTAAAAGGCTAGTGCAGTCAGGGTTCTCACTTACCATGGTAACAAATTTACGCTGATACACGTTACGTAGATCTTGTGTAAACTTCAAAGCCTCTGTCATTTTTTCAAATTGTTTGCCATACGACGTGTTCTGATGATCAGTCCAATATACTTTAAACATTAATTACCTTCTAATTTGGTACTCCGGGAAGGACTCGAACCTTCTCTAACCGCCTATCTAGCGAATCGAGGTTATAAATCTCGTCGTGCTACCATTACACTACCGGAGTATATTCTGGCGGAGAGTATAGGATTCGAACCTATGCATCCACTTCTGAACGACAGTTTAGCAAACTGCTGCCTTAACCGCTCGGCCAACTCTCCTATACACTATTCAACTTCTTTGTCTTTGATACTATCGTTATAATTCATTTGGCTCAAAATAACGGAATATACTAACCAAAAGTAAGATGCGATTATTCCTATAATGATTGTCCATGCTACAAATTGAGCAGACGCTTCTGCAAAAAATCCAACAAGCAATAAAAGTACAGATATAATGATTGCAAATACTACAGCAGTACGTTTAACAGCTTTAACCTTATTACTCATAATATCTCCTAATCAATAATTTGGTCCGGCGTGCAGGAATCGAACCCACATCGAGGGAGTAGAAATCCCCTGTACTATCCGTTGTACTAACGCCAGGTGTTTGGTGCGGGAGGAGAGACTCGAACTCTCACGCCTTTCGGCACGGGCTTCTAAGACCCGCATGGCTACCATTACATCACTTCCGCTTTAAATATATTTTAACATAAAATTACTTTTCTGTCAAGCATTTTATAAGGAATTCTTAATCTTTTGAATTTACGCAATACCCGCCTTTGAATTGATATACATTAGAATCGAATGTCATCTTTTCATAAATTTCACCATTGAAACATTTATACGGATCCTTAGAATTTGTTATGTAATAATAAATTCCGTAACCTATTACGCCCACAACTGTCAAACCTAATAGTATCATTGGTAGCATCTTAAGCAACCTAACTACTATACCAAAGTTAGATAAAATAAGTGGTAATACTTTGAGTAGTTCTTTCATTGCATTTTACATTCTTTGACTATTTGCTACCAATTTTTCTTAACTTTTTGTTGACTTCAATAGTATGCCCTAACAGTTCCATATCAATGCCATTTGCTTTTGCAAAAGAATAAAGCGCACTAGTATCTTTAGGAAAACACATTCCGTCAAATCCTAAACCATCTTGTCCTGGAACTTTCATATGTGTAGATCCAATACGAGAGTCTAGCTTCATTAGTGAAGAAATGTTATTATAATCTATTTCAAGTTTACTACATAGCATAAACAATTCGTTCATGAAAACAATTTTAGTTGCGAGAAAAGTATTGATTCCATATTTCATCAATGCCGCTTCCTCAATTGTAACATGGGCAACACTAATTAAATTTCTTTGTCCAATACGAATAATACTTTCTGCCTTATTCATATGTGTGCTATTAGATCCACCTATGACTGCAAATTTACCATACTGATAATCTTGTTTCGCATTTGCGGCAGTTAAAAATTCTGGGGCATGGATCAAATTCGGATACTGTTTGGATAATTTAGTATACACCGTGGGCGGTGCGGTGCATTTACTAATAATTGGACCGGAGCAATCCTTCAAATTATCTAATACTTCTTCCAAAATTGAAGTATTACACACTCCATCAAAACTCATAGGAGTAGGTACACATACAAAGATGCCATCGCATTCTTTAAGTTCAGCATATGTATGCGTAGATTTAGTTAGGTCTTTATCTACGATGCGAATTTCACAGGACATATTTTGTGCAATTGCCCCACCAACAAAACCTAGCCCAACGATACCGACTTTAGTTATATTTTCATTTAGCATAATTACTCCTTAAAAGACATAACAGCGCCCGAAGGCGCCGTCACTCACGTTCATTGTCTATTATTTATGCCGCCAATTCTTTGATCTCTGTAATTACAAGATCCTCTTCCTGCACTTTATGTGCAACAACTTTAATCGGCTTAGACTTTGCAGCAGGTTTTGCTACTACTTTTACTGGCTTAGTTTTTGCTTTAGCTTGTACAATCGGCGTACCATTTTTCTTACCCATTGTCTCTGTAATAAGATCAACATCGCTAGCAAACACTCCACCTAGATCAAGCAGATACTGACAAGCTTCTGCCTTCGTCATAGCATTTGGCAACTGTACGAGCTCTAGAGGAGAATGACCGCCCTTCGCAAGCAGCTTAGTACGGGAAACAATATCGTTCGCAAAACGAACTTTGGTAATACCATTTTGAGTAGAAACACCGGCAACTGTGAATTTAGACATAATTTAAATCTCCATAATAAAATAATAACATCAAATTTTTACACCACAACATAATTATATAGCCTTTCGGATAGAAAGTCAAGCATTTGATTCATCTTTTTGGATAAATTGCTTAACTTTGTCAGAATGGCTACATTTTCTACGGAATTGATATCCCGTACAATTACAGGAAACTGTTCCGTTTTCCGACATGACCATATATGTCTTGCCAGTTGATTTGGATTTGACCTGAAATATTCGTTCACTTGTTCTAGCTTCTGAGAACGTATGCCCCACAATAAATTTTTTATGAATGACGGAGGTAGGGTGATTCGGATCACCTGTAAAAACACAGACGTAGTCGGTATCTACCCATTTTGGGTTCGGCACCACCTTGCCCGTAAATGTTACAAATTTGTAATCCTCTCCAAGAAGCACCGACCGCATCTTAGTTTGAATTGCTACCGTCTGTCCTATTGTAAAATTCATATCTGCTCCTCCACTATACCTCTATTATAGCATATTTTGGACAAGAAGTCAAGCACTATTTTTAGCCAAAATAATACCCCAGAATGTTTCTCTAGGGTATTATTAACAGATTGCTATTTTTCTTCTTCGATTGTATCTTCTGTAGGTATGTCAATTACTCCATTTGTTTCAAAGTACTCAAGTGTTTCTAAAATTCCCTGTTGATATCCGTATGCTTTGCAACAATAGCAAGCTAACAACATCAACCCTATTTGTATGAGATCATACAACGAAAAAATCATTTCTCCCATATTTTACTCCTAGTTAACTACATTTTTAATCCCTATTTTCTAGATCATCATACACAAACCAATCTTCTTGGCGCTGTCTTAAATTTTTAAATTGATTATGTTCTGTTAAAAACTTAGCAACTAAACTTTCCTGTAGTCCATATGCTTCGAACTCCCAAGGTTGATCCCAATAGGACACGTCATCCTCATATGTTTCGCCTCTCCAAACAGTAATGTATTTAGTTTTTCTTATCTTTTCCTTCATTTCACCTTTGGCCCATTGTTTAAGATGAACCATTTCATGCGCAAGTGCGGTAAACATATGAATTTTTTTTCTTGTTCTATGAATCTCTACTAAAAATTTTCTAGGTATTGGCAAATCGTCGGCAATATTACAATATGCGCCTGCAGATAACTTATCACATATATGTACTTCTAGTGTTATATGTTTTATCATTTGCGGGGTTAGTAATTTGTGTGCGAAGGATTTTGCTGCCATCCTTAGCATTTTTGTCAATTTTATATCTTTTGCCCCTAGTATAGTAAGATTCATATTACACCTTTCGAATATGCTATCTTTTATTTATTTAGTATTTTTAAGGATTTCCTGCCATATCATATCATTTTTAAATTTTTCTGATACCTTAGATTCTTGCGTATTCTCTACATAACTAATTTTTTTACCCATTGGTATAATATCATTAATACTTATAGCAATTGGACTATCTAATTGTACTAATACTTCGGTTTCCGCATTTTGCAACCTAGTAGAAGACAACCTAGTATTTTTTAAAGATTTCATAATCTAATCTTTGAAAAATCACGCTTGTTGGCTGTAAATATATCCTTGTTTACTTGCATACTATCTCTAGACTGCGGAGGCTTATCATATTTCGGCAAAGACTGTCTTTGCGGATTTCCAGAATCTGAAATATTTTTCTGTGCAGATTCTTCGAGATCATATAACTTCATCTTTGCTCGATCAACACCAATTACAAATCTTTTATTTAATGTAGGATCATTGTATCTATTCTTCAATTGCTTGACCATCAATTGATTCATTTTCTCAAGGTCTTCTGTGGAAATTAACGCAAACATAAAGTCAACAGTAGCAGGTAAGCCAAATGATTCTGAAGTGTCGGTTAGCTCTACATCTGTATTTCCAAAACCAGTTCTTGTAGTTTGTGTCGCACTTAGAATAGGTACATTTTCTTCAACCGCCAATCCGCGAAGTTCTTCCGCAATAGATTTAACTAACGTATAAGAATTAACACCCGAGCTTGCTTTTAATCTTGAACTGGCACAAATATTTAAATAGTCGATAACAATAAGATCCGGTTTAAATTGACGTTTTAATTGTAACTCATTTAACAGTGCTTTGAAATGACCTACGTGTGCGCCAGTAGTAGGATATTCTTTAATAATTAGATTACCCTGTGTCTTGCCTTTAATCTTATCCATTCTATTATCGAATAATGCCTTCGGCAATTCTTTTAGCTGATCCATCGTAATGTTCATTAAATTTGCGTCAACACGTTCCGCAATTCTTTCTTCCGCCATTTCAAGTGTAATATACAGAACATTCCTACCTTGACTTAGTGCAGCTGCTGCTACATGGCACATGAACAAACTTTTACCTACGCCAGTTCCCGCCAAGACTACATTTAAAGTCTTATTAGGCATGCCACCGTTTGTGATCTTGTTAAAGTATTCTAAATCAAACGGTATGCGAGATTCTACTTTATGATAGAACTCATACCGCTTATCTGCATTTAGAATATAATCATGCCCTACATTATTGTCAAAGCATACTCCTAACGCATCTTGCAGTAAGGAGGGGATTCCATCTTCGGATTTGGATTTATCTCTGCCATCTAAAATAGCAACCGATGTTAGAATTGCATTATAAACAGCCTTATCCTTGCAGAATTTTTCTGTCTCTTTATACAACCAGTCTTTATTATGATCCGTTGCTTCTAAGTGTTGCACATAATTGAATACATCGGTATATTGATCTTCATTTAAATTTTTATCATTTTGTATGGCAATGACTAGAGCATCTTTAGATGGTAAAGAATTGTAGTCTTCGATATATGCAGTAATTTTGTCGTAAATGATTTTGTCATTTGTATCTAAAAAATAATCCCGCTTAAGAAACGGGATTACCTTCCTCATATATTCATCATCATGTATTAAGTTTTGCAGTATTACTGTTTCTATTTTCGTGCTCATTCATAGCCTTTACTAAAATGTCTTGGATAATAAAAGATAGAGTATCATTGAATTCTTGACTTTCAGTAACTTCTTCTATGGGTAATAGAGAGTAAATAATGTCATAGTCTACAGAAACTCCATCGTCATCTGCCATTTTAACATCATTTATTGCAAGAGCCAATTCATTGAATTTTCCTTCAAGAATTCTTACTCCCCAATGTTCTTTGTCATCTCTTACTACTTGCCAGGGTTCATACTTCACTTGCATTTGTAAACTCCTCTTCTAAATCAGTATCATCAAATGAGCTAGACATCAGATCACCGGTTGCCATCTGATAACGATTTTCTATAAATTCTCTAAAGTCTTTTGAGGTTAATACCGGCATCCAAAAATCTTTAGTATAAGTATCTACTTTGCGATATTTCTTTTCTTCGCCTTTAAGTGAATACCAACCATTAGACGGCTTAGTTACAAATCCGCCTTCTAATGCCACATCCAAAAGACCAGACCACTTACTGATACCGCCTTCATATAATACTTCTACAGGAATTTTAGATTTCTCTCGAACAAACCTAGATTTCTCAACATTAATAATGAAGTTATAACCTGTAACTTCAGTACCATCTTTTTCTTGCTGACGACCAATAATAAAGATGTTGTCGGCGGAATAATAAATTCCTGTCCCGCCAGAAACAATCTGCTTAGGATAAAGACCAATCTCTGCATAGGTATGGTTTACAACTACCATAGGGATATCTTTAATAGTTAAATGAGGTGTAATCATTCGGAACAAAGATTTCATCTGTTTTGCTCGAGTCATATCTGCAACAGACTTTCCTTCCAACGCATCATCTACTTCTTTCTTAGAAGCAAGATTACCTACAGAATCCACAACAATAATTATATGATCTCCGCGCTCAAGATTGTTAATCTGAGACATGATATCAAACTTTAGTTGCTCAATGTCCGTAATTGGAGTATGTAAAACTCGGGAGGTGTCAATACCGAAAGAATCAAAGTAAGACTGAGGACTACCAAACTCAGAATCATAAAACAGTACAATAGCATCTTCATATTTGTCCAAATAAGACTTCGCCAATAGCAGAGAAAATGCAGTTTTAAAATGCTTAGATGGCCCTGCAAACACCGTCAACCCCGGAGTCAAACCTCCTTCTAAGCTACCCGAAAGGGCAACATTTACCATAGGAACAGATGTTTGAATCATATCCTTCTTACCAAAGAATTTGGATTTATTCAAAACTTCAGTTTCTTTAATTGTAGAATTCTTTTTCAATTTTTCAAGTAACGACATATAAACTCCTTATAATACTACATTATATATTCTAAATTTGCGCTTGTCTATACTATCTGTACTAAAACAAAGAGTGCGGTTACCAAAGCTGTTTTTAATTTCATATCAGAAGAAACCTCATCCAACGATTCCATTCTTGCCATATCTTTGATCAATTCTACATATTCATCTTTAGCAATAGTTTTAGCTTTATATTGCTCCTGTAATTCTAATGCAATTTTAGCCTTTTCTTCCGCCCAAGGTTGCCCGCATTTTGCAATTTCTTTCAGATCCATTTAAAATCTCCCATGTATAGTTTCTGCTATTAATTTTGCTTGAGCAGACATTATTTTCTTTTTAATGTTACAATAAGCTTCGCTACCTTCTTTTTCCTTACTTCTAGTATAAAAATCACCCACAGTCTCCGACATAGGATTTAGTAATTTTAATACATCTTTAGTTTGTTTGCTTTCCGAATATAATAAGAACCACTCTATCTTACTTTGAATTTTTTCGATTTGGGGTAGATGCGGCTGCGAACAATCCAAATGATTTATTTCTTGCCTAATATCTATACTTATTTTACTTTGATTGTCATCCCAGAAACTGGGAACTTTATCTTTAATTGATGTACAACCAATCATAGATAAACTTAAAAATAACGTAATTAGTAATTTCATTTATTGTACTCCTGACCATTCTGTTAAATTGGGTACTGCGGTTTCAACTGTATCGTCTTTCAACTTCGGATGAAAATTTAGTCCCGTCTTTTGTTCAATTGCTCTAACAGTCGTAGCATACTTAGGCAAATCTTTTACTGGCAAAGGAGCATTGGGAAAATCAAATGCAATTGCTTTATTAGTTTTTGCATCTATAATTACTTTCCATAAGCCAGTCGGCACCCCAACTTCGCCTTTACCTATTTTAAGATATTCCGCTGAATATGTTGTTCCGCTTACAACATATATGTCTTTACCTTCTCTGACCCAACTACGTACTGCGGTTTCTAATTGTTTCCAAATGCCTCGATTGTGGTTCGGAACTTGCGGAACCATATTACTTAGAAAGAAACTTTCGCTCATGTAAATATCATTTGCGTTGTTATCTGCTCCTGGGGATAAATGTCCTCGGTCATATGGTTGCCCCGCATAATCAGATAATACACTTCTATGTTTTTCAGGTAATTCTAAGTCCGGTCTAAAATCATCTTTACGTTTAGCAGGACCGGTAATGTTTGCCAATGTAATATGTTCTACAACATACTCGGCAGTCTTAGTATTGTATCTATAATGAATAGCATAATTCTTTTTGCATAAGTATTGTGTCTCTGTTAGTTTACTAACAGGTGCGCCGTTGAAAACAAATTGCGGACACTTATCGTCGATAGGGTTTGCTAATACTGCAAATGGTAATAGCAAAAGTAAAAATAGTTTTTTCATCCAAATAATCCTTCTAGCGTTGCTTGTGGTTTTGCGGTCCAACCAATACCATTTAAAATTGTGGTTAATGGTTCTAAGAAAGATTTCTGAAACATCAAATCATAATCTGAATATTTCTTTAAATCCATTTCAGAAGGTATAACGGTATTAAATGCTATACAGTTTTCACCTATAGTATTGGGTTCTTTGAGATAGATAAATTTAATCTTATCTCCTTCCTTTATACGTTCATATTTTTTACCAAGATTAAACTTGTCAAGATAGAAATTATAAAGAAGGGCGCCTCGGACGTGCATAGGAGTCGCTTGCTTATATATATTTGTTCTGTCAGAATATTTTCCCAGACCATTTACCCCTCGAGGAAATGCAATTAATTCTGGTG